GATTTACATCCGTTAAAATTGGCAAATTTGCTAGAGTTACATCGCTTAAATTGCTATTTAATGAACAATCGATAGTTTTAAGAATAGGTAAATTTAATGCTTGTAATGAAGGTAGTTGATTATCCCTACAATTTAAGGCAGTCAACTTGACGCAATTAGTAATATTAAGAGAAGTTATTTTGGTATTTGTGCATGTTAGCGTTCTTAAGTTAATGCAATTAGCAGCATTTATGCTTCCTCCTACGTTTGGAGTAGATGATATAAATGTCTCAATATTACTTAGCGGAGCGACTGCAACCGAACCAGAAATACTATCATCAACAGCATACGTTAAGCTGTCTTTAAAAGGAGTCAAAGTAAATGTTGGTTCTAAAAGAGTTCCAGTCCAAAATGCTTCGAGTACAGGAGAACTACTCTGAGAGCTTTTTACTGACATTAACTTTAAATCAGAAGAAATTACATAAAGACTATTGGTTTCTACACAAGAACAAACTTGTCCTGGATAGCAAGAACCGTTGAAGTACGTGTAATTTAATAAATCTGAAACGGTGTTAAATGTAACATTGCTCTCTAAAGGATTTGGAGATAATCTCTTAAAATTTATAGGCAAATCTACGTAGTTAGACATCTCAATTACTTATGCAAACCAGAGCAAAAATAATATTTGCTGACGGTAATAACACCATTTAAATTGCAACAAATAGTTTATATTGCCTTTTAAAAATTAGGAAGAGTAGGCTCAGAATTAATCTGTTCTGCTTCCCAAAATTGATATGCAAGAACCGCAGGAAATGTAACAATTGCTCCGTTGTCTCCTGCTGAATAATTTACATCGCCAATTGAAACAACATATGCACCATACATTCTGTATTTTCTGATCTCAATAGGCTCTCCGCCTCCTGGGCCACCTGCCATTGTTTTGCCGGTGAGCTCTAATTCAATAATACTTCCTGCAGACGGTGTATTGTAATTACCTGTAGAGTTTTTATGAGAGAATGTAAATTCCATGTAGTCTTCAAGAAGTCTGCGAATATTGTAATCTTGATCGCAACGGAATGTAACAGAATATCCACTAGAGTTAGGAAAGCTCTCAGTACCAGGAATATTAAATTGTAGTCCCATAAAAGGAACTTGAACGTTATTTATTTGTTTTCCTGGTAAAGATGCTGCTTCAACATAAATCAAATAATCGCTTGGAAGTGGGACATCTCCGAGCTGTGTTAATCTGAATTGAAATTGACGAGCAAAATCTCTACTTCTTGCTACTCTATAGAATTCTTTGATGTTGTATGCCATATAATTTACTTATCTATGTATAGTTGGTTTATTAGGCTCCTTGAATTAATTCTTGGAAGTTTTGTCCTGTTCTTGTTGCGATGAAGTTAACTAATATAAATTCTGCAGTACGAACGGGTTTTAAATATATATCAATTACAAGTTCGTTATTATCAATAACTTCTGGAGTATTATTCCTTTGATCGCAAACAATCATGTAGTCATATAACCCTTCGGTTGCTCGAGCTAGCTCAAACAAAGGAGTAATTGTATTTTTAATTCTCGTTCTAGTAAAGCTTGTATTAGGCTCAAAAACGAAGTATTTGAGAGTCTTTTGAGTTGCTCTTTCTAAATATAAGAACAAGCGTCTTACGTTAATTCTATCAAATGCTGTCGGTCTAAATTGAGTTGTTTTTTGACCCATTATAACAAATCCATCTCCGTTAAAATATACAACAGGGTTTATTGCGATTTCATATAAGCGGTCCCTTTGTTTTTGATTTGGATTAAAAGCAATGTCAATAGCTTTGAAATTGCCTCTGTTCAATCCCGCTGGAGCGGCCCATGGATTTGCAATTGCATCGCTCTTTGCGAATATAGCTGAAGCATATCCTGAGAATGGGCACCAAAAACGTTTATTTGTAAATTGGTCATTAACCTTGACCCAGTTAGCATATAGTGCAACGTAGTTAGATTGAACAGTTCCAGCTAAATCTCTAAGAGGAGTGTAAATATGTTGAGTGAAGTTTCTAGTCGGAGAATCAGCAATTTTAGAATCTTTGCCATTGAGTAAAATCGGGCGAAGAGGGTCAAGAATTGCCATACAATCCTTTCTGGTGTTTTCTACAAAGTTTACAAATTCAATTGCTATAGTTTGCCAGCGCTGAATTATGTTACCTGGAATTGGATTGGTGTCTACAACTAACTCGTCATCAAATAAGTTGTACCCAGGAACTGATGGAACGTCAGGAGTCATGGCAAAAATTGTAGAAAGCCCAGCATCAGCAACAACATCTATGCGAATGTTTTCAGGTGTTTCTACGGATCTTAAAGATTTATTCAATTTATTTGGAACTTCTCCGATAACTTTTGTTTTTTCTATTTGAAGTGTATTTGGAACGTAAATACCGAGTGGGTATAAAGCTTTTGCTGATTTTTCTACAAACACTCTGCTTGTGGGCGATGTCGAATTATCTGTCCAGTTATATGTTTTTGATACCGCAGGATTAAAAAATAATTTAATAGTAGGTGATGTTTCGTTGACAGAATCTTCTAAGAAGGCTGTTTGAAGAGTTCCGCCAGAACCTGTAATTTGCTTACGATTGAAGTTGCACGAACCTAAATACAACTCTCCACTTCCCATAGAAAGCATAGATGCGTCTGTAACAGAACGTCTTACACGAAATACTCCAAGAGATAAATAGTCTTGATATAGCGGAAGTTCAAAGTCAGCAAATCCAACTTTTTCTAATTGTTCGGACACGCTTGTTACTCCTTTATCACTATCAACTTTTGTTGCAGATAAAGCAAAATCAATGCGATTTGTATTGACAATTGGCATTGTAGCTGTCATTGCACTTGCTGAAAGCGTATAAAAAGTAGAAATTGAGTCAAAATTGGGCGAACTTACTGCATAAGCGGAATTATCCGTAAAGCCAATATAGTGACCCTCAGCAATTTCATTTACCGTCGTTTGCAGGTCGTTAAGGATAATAAGACCTCCGTCTATTGAAATAGCACTTGTCAATGGGTTCCAGGTAAACCCAGCATTGCCGTTACTCCACAACTCTGTGGATAAGCCAGGATTGCGAGTTGATCCAAAGCTCGTACCAGTCCAAGTAAATTCTCCAGTCGCTAACTTACTATATTGCTCAATAGTAAGAGGAACGTAAAGCGGCTTTCCTATAAACCACTTAGGAGTAGTAGGATCTTGAAGTGAAATATCTACCTCGTTTGTGTGAGTAAGTGCATTTTCAGCTGGATAAATAAGGGCACTATAGTTGGTACCAAAAGAAACTCCAGTACCAGAACCGTATGGCAAACGAATTGTTACGAGGCTTGCAGGAGAATTTAAAACTTCTTTACATGTATAATAGAAATAACGTTCTGCAGGAGTTACTGGAAACCCATAAATGGTTTCGAATTCGCTCATTGTTGTAATCATTAATGGCTCGCTTGTTGGTCCTTGTGGAGCAAAGCCAGTAACTAAAACGGTTGTTCCTGAAGATGTGTCTACTCTTAAAGATAAATCGCGTTCCGTAATCTGAACACCTGGTGATTGAATGATTCTTGCCATATAATTTATTTATCTTAAACAACCTTATTTTTTAAGTCAGCCGTAAATCGACTGAACTGAAACTCCACAGTAGATTCAATTAACTCTCCTTCTCTATAAGAATAATTTATTGCACCAAGACTTGTTATAAAGGCATGATGATACACAAACTCTACTTTTGGCTGATTATATTCATCCATTGCAAAAATAGAAAGATCCGTTTGATATTCTGCATTTAGTCCTCCTGTAATTAAATCATCATCGGCTCGTCTTAGGTGTTCTGGCGACCCTTGATAAAAACTATCTTCTGCAGAATTTAGTAAGTCTAACCATTTCCATAATAAATAATAATTTAAAAAATTGTTATCGACAATAAAATTGACTTGAAGTGGAGCATAGTTTGGTCTCGTGTGAGCAGAATAATTTGGAACTTGTCCTAAAATAGGAACAGACACTGATGGTACTTGAATTTGAGGTACTACTGTACCGTGAACGCTGATTTGTAATTTTTCTAAATCAATTGCTGGATCAGTGCTTTTGAGTTTTCTTAATAAGTACGGGAGAGTTAGTATAAGAACAAATTTATCTCTGCTCTATTAAGAGGAGAATTTAAGGTAGGATTTACGCAATCGATTTCATTCATTTTGATTTAAAAAGGTGTATCCTGAAGCAATTAGTTCTTCTAAGTCCATATCATACTTATTACTTAAGTCCAAATCTTTTTGAGTTACATTTAAAGTTTTAAACGCGAACTGATCCGGTTCTTGCTTATAAGAGTGTTCTGCAACGATCGAATCGTGAATAAGATCTCTAAGTTGGTAGTTTGAATCTAAAATTTCCCAATAACCATTATTTTTTATTTGTAATGGCTTTTGTTGAGCATCATAATCGATGATCTCAAAGTATTGTTGACAAATTTCTGGCTGAAGAATGAATAATGCCCAAACAAGAGCCATGATTCTGTCATCAAAAAAATTATCGTTTCTTTTTCTGTAGGTTCCATTAGGAAATCTAACAAACGTTTCAAACTCTGTAATAGTTGAAGAGTCGTTGATTGATACCGTTTGAAGATGATTAATCCAGTATCTCATATTCTGTACTCCATCAAAACGTATGTTAGTGTGAGACAACACCCCCAAATTTCTCGTTTTGTTATATTTGTCTTGCTCTGAAATTTTAGAGTGAGAAACAATCTTTTCGTAATGATGATTGTGATATAATGCATCAATTACCTGAGCTCCGCAGTTATTACGCTCTATAAGAATAGGCGGAATAC